GTATTTAATAAGTTTGATGTGGTATATTCAGGACATTTTCACACTCGTTCGACAAATGGAAAAATACATTATCTGGGTAATCCATATGAAATGTATTGGAATGATGTCAATGATAAAAGGGGTTTTCATATATTTGATACGGATACCCTTACTCATACCCCAGTTAATAATCCTTATAAATTATTTTATAACATATATTATGAAGATGATAATTATAAATTATTTAATACGACTGAATATAATAAAAAAATTGTTAAGTTAATTGTTCGTAAAAAATCTGATCCTAAAAATTTTGAAAGATTTGTAGATAAACTTTATTCCTCTGGCATACAGGATTTAAAAATAATTGAAAACTTTATAATTGAAGAAGGTGAAAACTTTGAAATTGAAGAGGAAGAGAGTACAATCTCAATTTTAAATCGTTATATTGACGAATCTGATATTGAGTTTGATAAAAATATTATTAAAAATATTTTCCAAGACCTTTATCGACAAGCATGCGAGGTAGAGTAATGTTCCTTCTTACACTTAAAAATAAAAAAGAGGAAGGAGTGTATGCTGTAGATGATGAATATGGAAATCTTGTTTTATTTCTTTTTGAGCAGGAGGACGATGCAACTCGGTATGCTATGATGTTAGAAGAAGATGAAGAAAAAGAAATGGTTGTCGTTGAAATTGATGATGATCTTGCATTAAAAACATGTAAATTGAACAATTACAAATACGCAGTAATTACACCTGATGACATTGTTATTCCACCAAAAAAATGATAACTTTTAAAACTATAAAATGGAAAAATTTTCTTTCAACTGGTGATCACTGGAATGAAATTAATTTTTTACAAGAAAATACAAACTTAATAATTGGTACAAATGGTTCAGGTAAATCAACTATGTTGGATGCTTTGACCTTTGCTCTATTCAATAAACCTTTTCGTAAGATAAACAAATCACAGTTAATGAATACTGTAAATGAAAGAGATTGTCTTGTTGAATTAGATTTTTCTGTGAATAATCGTGATTATATTGTTCGAAGAGGAATGAAACCAAATATATTTGATATTGAGGTTGATGGAAATTTGATGCATAGACAGGCAGACGATAGATCAAATCAGAAAATACTAGAGGAGAGTATATTAAAGGTAAATTATAAGTCTTTTACGCAAATTGTTATATTAGGTAGTAGTACATTTGTTCCATTTATGCAGTTGAGTGGTTCAAATCGAAGGGAGGTAATAGAAGATTTGTTGGATA